CGACCATCGTGATTTTGATCTCGGGCCAGTGATCGCGCACCCACTCGAAGCCCTCGCCGATCTTGTCGAACGCGTACGTGTACGCCTCGCCGATGCGCGCGGCCCATCGATCGAGCGTTCCATCTTCGGCCCACGTTGCGACCGTGTCCGCGAACGACGTCAGCCGATTCTTCAGCGTGTCGAACACGCTCGAGCGCATCACGCGCACCTGAAACAGCATCCACTGATCTTCGAGCGTCGACATCAGCCCGGACCATGTACGCGACTGCTTCGCCATGCCGCCCGCGTACTTCTCGTTCCAGATCGCTTGGAGCGTCGACGCGATCACGGACTGTGAGGTCTTGCTGACAGACTTCCGGACGTCCTGGCCGGCCGCGTTCTTGTAGAAGTAGGTGATCTTGTTTCCGGCGACCGAAGCGCGGATCCCGAACTCCTTCAAGCGCTCGTTCTCGCCCGTCACTGCATCGGCGAGCGCTTCGACGGCAGACATGATCGGCTTGCCGAGCGAGCCCGCTGTGTCGCCGAGCGTGCGCAGCGATCCATTTGTCGGATCGATCCCGTACGCGCGCAGGCGCGTGTAAGCCTCTCCGACCTCTTCGAGCTTGTACGGGGTTTCCGCCGCGAACTTCGTGATCCAATCGAGCGACTTTTTCGCCTTCTCGGGCGAGCCCTCGAGCGTTTCGAGCGACGTCTGCATCGTCTCGAGCTTCGACGTCGCTTCGATCGCGCTCTTGGTGAACGCGACGACCGCGCCCGCGCCTGCCACTCCAACCGCGCCCGCCGCGAGCGCTGCAGTCTTGCCAACCGTCGCGAGGCCCGAGCCGATGCGTCCGAGAGCTGCAGACGCTCGACCACCAGCGTCGAGCTCCTGCCACGCCTTCAAGCTCTCCAACCTGTGCTGCTCGTGGGCAAGCGCCGCTGTCAGCCGCTCATGCTCACCCCGCAGGCGTCGCACGCTCTCGGCGCTCTTGCCGTAGTAGTTGCCCGACGCGAGCATGTCTTTCAACGCGCTCGAAGTTTCGTGCGAAGCGGACTTCAGCCGCTTCACCTCGTCTTTAATCTTGCTCGTGCCCGACGTGACGGCGCCGACGCTCGCGGACCACGACGGCGCGAGCCTCGCACCGATTCCGAGAGTTGCGCTGTGTCGAATCGTTGCCATCTATTTGCTCACGAGCAACTGCTTGCGCTGCGCTGCCACGAAGTAGCGGCGGAACAGGTACACGCTGGTTTTTTCGATCTCGAGCGGGCTACAGCGCAGCGCGCTCGAGAGCAGGATCACCGCGTCGTCTAGGTCGTCTTCGTCGATCGCGCCGGGCCACCAGCCGCCCGACGCATCGCGAAACCCGCAAGCACAGCCTGCGCGCCGTCCCAGTCGTCGATGGCCAGCTGCGTGATCTGCTCCGGCGACAGGTTGCAGAGCGCGGCTGTGAATGCGTCGCCTTCCGGATTTTTCCGCACGTCAGCCACGGTCTGCGGCCGGAAATGGAGCTCGGTCACCTTGGTGGACCCGACCATGATCGGGTCGACGAGCTTCAGCGTGTAGCCGTTGGCGCCGCTCTTAGCGGCATCCAGACGGATCTGTGCCAACGCGTTCTGATGCGCCTCCTCGAGCTCCGCGTAGAGCTCGAGGGGCGTCTTTTCGGGCTTCGCGGCCGCCATCTCAGCGCCCCGTCATCGCGCGGAGTTGGATGAGCTGATCCACGCCGTTGATCAGGCGCGTGGCGTTGATCACGTCGATCTCGATCACCGGCGCGCCGCCGTGCGAGAGCGAGTAGAAAATGAGCTTCATCGTGGTGGTGAGGCCCGGACGCTCGCCGACTTTCCAGCCTGCTGGATCGATCTTCGAGATGTCGCCGACCATCTTGTGGATCACGGGCTTCGCAACACCCGTGACAGCATCGACGACCGCGCCGCGCACGCTCACGGTGGTCCGAATGCCGTTCATCAAACCGAACCCCGCGTAGGTGGTCTTGTCGACGCCGGTCGTGACCCACGATGCTTCCATCGCGGCCATCCCCATGTCGACCGGCATGGACGTGTCCATGCCGCTCATCCGCACGTCTTCCACCATGCGCTCGAGCGACGGCGGCGTAAACGTCTCGATGCGGCCGACCATCTTGTCGGCGCCGTTGAACAGCACGTAGTCGCGCAAAATATCCTGAATCACAGCTGCCTCCTCTGACTGTTAGACCGGGTTAGGCGCGACGATCAGCCGAAGATCGTAGCGAGATAACTGTTGGTGAGATGCCGGCGCATCGTGATCGAGTAGGCCGGGTAAATCGGCGTGAAGTCGTAGTCGACGAACAGATTGCCGGCCGCGAGGGACGTTGCGCTGTTGAGCTCCTTGTTCACCCACGCACTGCCGCCGATGATCGCGCCGCGCGCCGTGAGGTCGCGCAAGAACGCGTTGACCGAATCGACGACGTCTTCGACGAACGTCTTGGTGATGCCCATGTCGACCGCCCAGAGGAACGCCTCTTGAATCGACTCGGCGATCACGTCGTCAGTTCGCGCCACCGAGAGGAACTTGAACATAGGATCGGTGGCCGTCGAGAGCCCGCCCCACAGCCGATATCCGCTCTTACGGATGATCGTGTTGACCTTCGCGTCGTTCAGCGTCTGAGCTTGCGACGACGCGTCGCCCATCGTGAACCCAATCGAGCGCGACAAGTGGTCGATGCCGAGCACCGTCTTGTTGCTCGCGCTCTCCCAGAAGTTGAGGGTCGACGCGATCGCCGCCCAGAGCACGCTCGAACCGATCACCTTGGACGTCGAGTTGACGAACGCGGGATCGCAATACTGCGCGCGCTCGCTCGAGAGGTCGCCCACTCCGGAGATCGCCGCGGCGTCGTTCGTGTTCGGGCCGTCGATGTATGCAGTCGCTAGCAGCCGGGTGGCCGCTGCGACCAGATCATCCTCGATGTTCGGAGCCAGCGCTTGCGCGAGCAGGCGCGGGCGGACACCGAGCTCGGCCTCGGCCTTCAGGAAGCGATACACGCCCGTGTACGTGCTCGCGCTGCTCACGATATCCGGGTCCTCCGGATCTGTAGCCTCCTCGTACGCGACGACCACGACCGGCGCGCTCGAGTGCATGCGGATCGCGTCCATGATCGCCGTGAGCGTGCCCGTGCCATCGTCGGCCGCGGTGACATCTGCCGGGGTGCGAAGCAGCCGCATGTCGTCAGCGTTGAGCTCGCTGCAAATCGCCATAATGCCGATCGCCGCACCATCGATCGTGTCGATTGGACGGATCCCGCCCGTCACCTTGTCAATCACTACACCATGCACAGACATCGCGTCACCTCGTGTTAGTTGTTAGATCAGTGATTCACTGGGCCGGGGTCGTTGTACCGGAACCGAAATGCATGAATGGAGTCGCCATTCGAACCTGGCGGGAACGCCGCAAAGACAAACCACTCGTGAATGTCGCTGCTGGACGGAATAAAAAAGATCGGCGGTATCGTGATCAAGCGGAGGCCCGATCCCGGGGAAATGCTCTGATTTGCATACGTAACCGTGTATGGGTCTTCGAGCGGCAGCGTCCAATCCGTCACTCGATATCCGAGCTGCACCTGTAAAAGGCTGTTAGGATTCTTCACCAACACTTGGAACGCCGTAATCGTTGCGCCGGTAGGCGGTATGAAGTTCGCCTGCGCTACGCCCCAGTTCGCATCTCCCTTATTGCGCAGGGCCAGATTCGCCTGCTGCCCAGACGCCACCTCGTCGATGACGATGTTTCCGATATTGCCGGATGAGTTAGGCACCGGCTCGAACCATCGGATCGGAATCACAACGTTGCGCTCGAATGGCTGCGCGAACGTGATTTGCTGGTTCTGCGCGAGCACGAGTGCATTCGTGCGTACACCGTTCAGGATGCCCGCCTTCATGCCTGCAGGCGTCACGGCGCGAACTGCGTCGGTTCCCGTGGTGGTCTCGGCTGACGTCGCGAGCTCGACGATGCCCGGCGCGCTGGGGCTCGCCGCTGGCAGCAAATAGTCAGTGTCCCCGAACGTGACCGTCGCCGCTGTGTCCGCATCGATCGTGAGGTCGAACGCGATATGCAGCGACGCGCCCGAGGCCTTGCTCGCGATGATGCCGGGCTGCGAGTACACCATCAGGAACGCGCCACTCGTGAGGCGCAACGCTACCGCACGCATGTCGTATGCGGCGTCGCTGTCGTCGACCAGCAGCACGTGCAGCGCGTAGGCCGCGCCTGCAGGGCGCACGGAACCCACCGCCGTCAGCGTCGATGCGACGTTCGACATCGACGTAGTTGACTTACCCATCGTCTGATTGACAGAGGATACGATCGCGTCCGCTACAACGATGTTCGACGACGCAGCGAGCGCAGTCGCAATCGCGGTACGTCCTGCGTTCGTAGTAATCAGGTTGATCGAGTCAGCCAACTTGTACCCCCGAATGCTGCACGAGCACGTGCGCGCGCATGTACGACTCGACGGCGATCGCGCTTCCGCCGCCGGCCTCAAGAAATAGATCCCAGTGCAGAGACTTGCGGCCCTCACGCTCCAGCACCCGCAAAAGCTGGTCTTGAACGTTGCCGTCCTGACTAATCGCGGCGCCGACGGATATGATTGCCTCGGCAGTCATGGCCGGACCGAGCGGATTTCTAAGGGTGCCTGTCACCGGGTCCACCCACCATTCGACGATCCTCACGTCTCCGCCGAAGCCGGCGATTGCCGCATAGATCGCCGACAGCGTGCCTCTCTGTCGGAGTCGCTGCGGCGTAGTCCGCACGAGCTCGCGTTTGACAGCCTCCGGCCAACCGGGCTCCCAGTAGTCGAGGCCGCGCGACCAGCCGAGGTGACCGAGCATGTTTGCTGGGCACGTCACCGCAGATCGAACCTTCTCCGGCCAAGATGGATCGAGCGCGCCGCAACGCTCGTTCACCACCTGCATCATTGCGTCGTAGGCCCTCATGAGCTCCTCTCGAAAATGCGCGAGTAGAAAATCTCATAGGTGATCGGCAGGTCCGCAGCGGCGATCACATAGGACACGTAGTCACCTACGACCGAGTGCAGAGCACCCATGTCGAAGAGGAACTGCATGTCAGTGATCTCGCCCTCGTGGTCACCGTCGCCGACGCGCCAATGGAACGTACCGGACTGGATTACGAAGCCGTCGAAGTAGACCTGAAACGAGTTATCGACGTGGTAAACCCACGTGATGACGTGTTCGTTTTGCAGCTGATTGTCAGGACTGAAGACGCCAGCTTGCTCTTGACCGTCCCACCATGAGCCCGACCAGTAGTCGATATCCTCG